CTACTTCTTCGCCTCTGCAACCACTTTGCTACCCACGCCGCGGTTATTGTATTCCCACATGCGGTTGTAGTTAGTGTCATTCAGATTGCGCTGTACTTCGTCGTTATCATCAACGCTGCCGGTGTTACCCGCAAACGGACGATTAGAGATCACCGCATCAGCCCACGGTTTGGCTGTGTTAAAACCTTCGTTGATGGCGCTATCACGGATCACTACCTGACCGTTGGTATTGGCATCAACATCCAGCGAGCGGCCCAGTTGCGCCACGCCATCACCGGAAGCATTGAAACGGCTGTTTACGGCGAGGAAACCGTAGTAAATGTTGGACAGCGTAGCCGGTGCAAACACATACGCTTCTTGCTGGGTACGGGAGTTCACCACGCGGAATTCGGTGTTATCGAACACCACTGCGCCGCGACCAGAAACGATATCCACATCCCCTTCAATATAGCTGTTGGTCACCAGCGTACGCGGCTGGCGATTCGTTTCCAGACGGTTCTGCACACCGCTGTTGGTGACAAAGAAGGTGTTCTGACGACCGAGAATGTTGACGTTATTGATCTGCACTTTGTCGCCATCAGTACGCAGTGCCACCGCCGGATGGTTACCCGCATCTACGCTATCGCCCAGCGTGTTTTCGATGGTCAGGTTTTGCAGTTGCAGGCCATTGTTTTGTGACCAGAAGACCGCAGAGCAGAGAACACCGATACTGTCGCTGCGTTTACTCTGGCAGCTATCGTACATATACCACGCCGGTTTACCTGGCATATATTTGCCGCGCGGGTTGACGTCGTGACGCCAGTCGGCAGGGCTCATGCCACCATCAAGGGAAAGCCCAATCTTCACATCAATCGGTTTTTCACCTGTACCGTACAGAGTAATTCCACCCGGAGCGGCAGGGACATACACCGTTCCCTGATACTCACCAGGCATCACGGCAATATACTGGCGCTTGTTGGTACGCTTGATAATTGCCGCATCTACCGCCGCCTGAATCGTGGTATGCGTTACACCTTGAGTACCCGCCGGGCCGACAACAAAGTCAGGTTGCGCAGGCAGGGTAATCGGGGAAGGATTCCACGCTGCCGCACCTGGTGTCAGGGATGCAAAATAGTGTTGAGCATCGAAATTCTGCGCTTCTTTTGCCGACAGAATCGGGCGCGAAGAGGTACCAGGCGCGGTTTGATCAGAAGGACGTTGATCGGGCGGTGTTGAGCTACAGGCGGTCAGCGTCACGCCAAAAGCCAATGCCAGCGCCAGACGGGAAACTGAAAATGTGTTCACAGGTTGCTCCGGGCTATGAAATAGAAAAATGAATCCGTTGAAGCCTGCTTTTTTATACTAAGTTGGCATTATAAAAAAGCATTGCTTATCAATTTGTTGCAACGAACAGGTCACTATCAGTCAAAATAAAATCATTATTTGATTTCAATTTTGTCCCACTCCCTGCCTCTGTCATCACGATACTGTGATGCCATGGTGTCCGACTTATGCCCGAGAAGATGTTGAGCAAACTTATCGCTTATCTGCTTCTCATAGAGTCTTGCAGACAAACTGCGCAACTCGTGAAAGGTAGGCGGATCCCCTTCGAAGGAAAGACCTGATGCTTTTCGTGCGCGCATAAAATACCTTGATACTGTGCCGGATGAAAGCGGTTCACGACGAGTAGATGCAATTATGGTTTCTCCGCCAAGAATCTCTTTGCATTTATCAAGTGTTTCCTTCATTGATATCCCAAGAGCATCAACATGCAATGTTGTTGGGATGGCAATTTTTACGCCGGTTTTGCTTTGCTCGACATAAAGATAGCCATCTACGATATCAGACCACTTCATTTCGCATAAATCCCCAACACGCTGCCCGGTAACAACAGCCAGTTCCATTGCAAGTCTAAGCCAACATGGTGATGATTCTGCTGCTTGATAAATTTTCAGGTATTCGTCAGCCGTAAGTCTTGATCTCCTTACCTCTGATTTTGCTGCGCGAGTGGCAGCGACCGGGTTTATTGTTATATGGCCTTCAGCTATTGCCTCTCGGAATGCATCGCTCAGTGTTGATCTGATTAACTTGGCTGACGCCGCCTTGCCCTCGTCTATGTATCCATTGAGCATTGCCGCAATTTCTTTTGTGGTGATGTCTTCAAGTGGAGCATCAGGCAGACCCCTCCTTATTGCTTTAATTTTGCTCATGTAATTTATAAGTGTCTTCTGCTTGATTCCTCTGCTGGCGAGGATTTTTTCGTAGCGATCAAGCCATGAATGTAACGTAACAGAATTATCACTGTTGATTCTCGCTGTCAGAGGCTTGTGTTTGTGTCCTGAAAATAACTCAATGTTGGCCTGTATTGCTTCAGTGATTGCTATCCTCCTGTCTCGGCCTAATCCAAACTCTTTACCCGTCCTTTGGTCCCTGTAGCAGTAATATCCATTGTTTCTTATATAAAGATTAGGGGGTAAATCCCGGCGCTCATGACTTCGCCTTCTTCCCATTTTTGATCCTCTTCAAAAGGCTACCTGTTACTGGTCGATTTAAGTCAACCTTTACCGCTGATTCGTGGAACAAATACTCTCTTCCGTCCTTAACCGGTGGTGGGAATATCCTGCACTCGCGTACCCATCGACGAACTGTTTCAAGGCTTCTTGGGCGTCGCTGGCGTGCGTTCCACTCCTGAAGTGTCAAGTACATCGCAAAGTCTCCGCAATTACACGCAAGAAAAAACCGCCATCAGGCGGCTTGGTGTTCTTTCAGTTCTTCAATACAAATATTGGTTACGTCTGCATGTGCTATCTGCGCCCATATCATCCAGTGGTCATAGCAGTCGTTGATGTTCTCTGCTTCGATAACTCTGTTGAATGGTTCTCCATTCCATTCACCTGTGACTCGGAAGTGCATTTATCATCTCCATGAAACAAAACTCGCCGTAGCGAGTTCAGATAAAAGAAATCCCCGCGAGTGCGAGGATTGTTATTCACCTTTGACGTCAAGTTGCAGGTTAGCCATGGTTAACCTCCTGCGGAGTAGCCTTTACAAGCACTGGTGTAAATCCATCTTCATTAAGGTTATGAATATAGACTTCCGTTCTCCTGCGCTCTTCAGCGTTTAATATGGTTTCTGGATCATAAACCCATACCTTCATTCGAGTATTCCATGAAGAAATCGCTTCAGATTTAGTTCGTTTTTCTGGTCCTTGGGCACCACATTTGCATGACACATAGCGCATTTTCCCTCTGATATTGAATGAGTATCCGATGTTAAGCACAGTGGAACCACAGAATGGGCAGCGATATAGATTCATAAATCATCCACCTTAGGCGCAGCTGAGACAGCAACATTCCAGAACTCAGAAAACATATTGTATGCACCAGATAGATTGGAAGTGGCATACCCTCCAAGCTCACTTCTAATCTGAACGGCTCTCATCATTTCCGGGGTTAACTCCTTCGGCACCATAACCCAACCATCCGGAGTTACCGGAGAGTTGCCAGACAGTGCGTTCTGCAATCGTTCCAGCTTAACGTATTCCTGAACCCTGTTTCCGTCGCACGCCTGAAGCCATTGCACAGCCTTTTGCGCATCAGTGTGAAAGGTACAAGTGCGTCCATCCTCAAATTGCATTTCGTAAAGGTCAGCAACCTGTTCAAAGTGCGTTTGTGGCAAGTTGTAAGTTTGGCTTATAGGCTCTGCTTCCAGCGATGCCAGCGCAATTCGTGCCAGTTCCCTAAGATTTTCGCTATATGGTGAAGTATTATCACGGTTGATTACGTGATTAGCTGTATCTATGAGAACTTGCTTTTGTTCTTTTCTGGTAATAGTGGTCATATCACTCTCCTTTGATGCGAATGCCAGCGTCAGACATCATATGCAGATACTCAACTGCATCCTGAACCCATTGACCGCCAATCCCGTAATAGCGATTCGTAATGATGTCGATAGTTACTAACGGGTCTTGTTCGATTAACTTCCGCAGAAACTCTTCCAGGTCACCAGTGCAGTGCTTGATGACAGGAGTTTTCCCAGGATGGCGAACAACAAGAAACTGATTTCCGACTTCACGGACTTCGTTGCTTTCCAGTTCTGCTATGCGCTTACTTCCATCCGCGATTACTCCCTCATAATATTCACGCTGCTCGTTGAGTTTTGATTTTGCTGTTTCAAGCTCAACGCGCAGCTTCCCAACCGTTAGCGAAATATCCTCGTTCTCCTGGTCACGGCGTTTGATGTATTGCTGGTTTCTTTCCCGTTCATCCAGTAGTTCCAGCACGGTAGCCGGATTGGCTGCAGCGATGAATTCAGCATTGGCCTGCTGTTCCATTTGGAAATCTTCATCGAAACCGCTTTCAGGATGCGCTCCTTCAATTCTGCAAATGGGAAGATATCCAACAACTTCACGATGAATTAGCGCATCACCAGCATCAAATCTCTCCTCTCCATATTCGAGCGACCACTCACCACACGTTGCTTTCTCTGCCTTTTCACGCAGTGCCTGATAGTTAATTTTGGCCATATCACATCACCCTGAAGCCGTTGCATTTACGTAAGAAATCGCAGATATAGCCCTTCATTTTTTCATGCCAATCTCGATCATTCCCATTGCACCAACCATCAGGTGGAGTCCAGTTTTCTATCAGAGCAGCCATTTTCTTTGCTTTCGCCGGAGTAGCTGTTGCGGTATCGCAGTAATGACGAGTGTCGACAAACTTATCCATGCCATCGATATCAAGTACGCAAAACCATGTGTGATTCGGCATTTCAACAGATGGTATTTGTTGCCCACGTCGACGTTTATCAATAAGACATACAGTCATGGTTCCACCTTCTCTATTTGCTTAAGACCGTCTCTCACTGCATTAAGTACGCGTTCCAGATACTGGTATTTCGGGTTTGGTATCGTTGGCCAGTTGGCACACCACGGATCATCACCAAAGAGATTCAGTAGTTTGTTACCGACGCCGAAACAGCAGCAGCTTTCTTTTATGTCATCGGCGTTTTCCGCCTCGTCCCACATTTCGCGAGCCAGTACGGCGTCGATTTCTCTCTCTCTTCGTAACTTTATGATTTCTGACTTCACGAAAAGCAGATTTGCATCGTTGTCATCGTCGACCGTGCTTAGCAGTTGGGGGGCGAAATTGTCGATTAGATAATCGTTGCTAACTCGCTTAATGAACGTCTGCACATCATCACCGCCCATAGCAAACCAAGCCGCAGTCCACGCTTTTCCGTAGCAGGTGATGGTGATTCTTCCCTTTCCAGGTTCGTAGTTTTCAATCATCACTCGAACCGGATCTAGTCTCTCTGCACCGGTTATAACGAATGACAACACATCAATCTTTTCAACCGTTACACTCACTTGTTGCCTCCTTTGCGAAGCTGGGCGGAGAACTCTTTGGCGGTCTCTTTAACCATGCTGGATAATAGAGTTCCTCCACCAAATTTCTCAGAGAACATCTCCACACCCTGCGCCCTTACTTCAGCCAGGAAAGCGTTGGTGGCTGGTGTTTCCGGCAATAATCCGCCAATCAGTTCTATTTCTGTTTTGAACCGGGAACTGGACACAACGCGATAAGTTAGGTTCGGCATTCTGGCTGCCACTTGCATCTCAAACTCCTCTCCAGATTTCAGCCTGGCTTCATGGGCGTAATCAAGCGGGCTTCTGACGGGCTCTGAATCTTCGCCGCCCCAGTAAATCAGGTTCGACTTCAACGCCTCATTCTCCGCCGCCAGCGCCGAAAACTTCTCGTGTGCCAACTTAACAGCTGCATCAGCCTGCTTAATTGACTCAATCGCTTTCTGGTGGTCTTCGTACAGAGCCGAAATCTTGGCCTCCGCTTCAGCAAATTTACGCACCAGATATTCAGCGTTTGTTTCGTTAACCTTTAAATCTCGTGGGATGCATTTACCTTTCAGAAATCCATCCATCTCAATTAGTGACATTTGTTTCATTTCTTCCCACTCCGCCACATCGCATTCAGATATTTGTTTTGATTCACTGATGGAAAAGAATTTCTCTTAAGCAATTCCTCTCTCGATGGCATTGGCTTTACGCGTTGGCGAATAATCATTTCTGCCGGAAGAATGCCGGGATTGTAGGCAAGTCCTCTCATGATTTACTCTCCTCGAACTGGTCAATAGCCATGCTAAGTGACACACCTAAAGTCTCGATATGCTGCTGAATATCCTGTAGCGTCTGCGCCTGAGATAACAGGATTTCACGGTTGCATAACTCTTTAACCAGATGCTCAAACTTGCTGTAATAACCGATACGGCTTAGTGTTTCTTTCCCTGCATTCTCGCCTTCTTTGATAATTCCTCTTTCATTAAGAATCAGGTCGTGTTTTGTTCCAGTAATAACGTATTTTCCGAGGTCGATGTTTAGCTTCATTGTTAATTACTCCATGTTAATTTATTCGTATGCCTGCTCTTTCTTCATCGAGTTTTTTTAGCTTGTATCGCATAGCTCTTACTGAATAAATTGAGCGGCAGGTTGCAATTGCTATTTCTTCTGCGGAGAACTTACCGAAAAGTGATACTTCGGCTCTTGTCCAGCGTCTTCCACGAAGTCGGCTAACAATGTCAGCTCCAATCCTTGTTGCTTTCGCCATTACTGCTTTTTCAGTCCTTTCCAGTTTTTCAGCGATAACTTCAACTGGCATTGTCGCCGCCACTTCGCGCAAGAAATCGACTTCCCATTTCTCCCATGGAGTCTTTTTCATAGTCGATACCGTTATTTGATAAGAAGTGAAGGTTTCCCAACTTTGAGTTGAGCGCCGGGGATATTTATTCCTGCTTTTAGTTGGTGTTTGATTGCCAGTTTGTCGGCTTTAATTGTCGTTTCAAACTCAACGTATTCAGGAGGAAGGGCGCTTGAGTCGATGATTTCTACAGTTTCTGACGGTTTGCGGATTGTTACCTGGTGAATACCTGCTCGAATATTTTTCTTGCCAACCATTTCAAGCGATGACGCTATATATGATTTGATGCTGTCAATCTTATTTTGAATTACTGCGGCTCGCTCATTCAGTGACTTTGCCTCTTCCTTGAGGCGTTCAGCATAACCAGATTCATTTTTAATGACGGAAAGAAGTTGCTCTATTTTATCGGTAAATTCTCCTTCCATGCCTTCTATTGTGTCAGCAATCATCTCTGGTTCTAAATCTGAATCCATCAATTTTGCGTATTCATTGGCAATTTCATACAGTTTGCTCACTGGCAACCTCCAGTTTCGCTTTGCATTCTATGTAAATGGCTTGTACGTTCTGCTGCAATTTCATTCCAGATGTCAGGCGATATGCTTCTGCAAAATATCGCTTCAAATCATCCATGTTTTCAGCCTGAGCCATTTCATCACAAAGAAGTTGTGCTTTTTCCATAATTTCCTGCTGGCGTTTCCGTTCATCTTCGCGGATATCTTCCTCTGATTTGTGCGGCATAACTGGTTCAGTCCATACACCTTCTTCTTCGTTTAGTACGTGAATAGCACTATCAAGACGTGATGCCTTAGGCCAATACTTGCTTGCACGCTTTACGACCGTCTTTCGCGCCATCTCATTCCAGTGATTTACCCATGGTCCTTTATCGCTGAATGCTGCCTTGCTTGTTTTCCTTACAGCCTCAATTTCAGCCAGACTCATCTCTTCCGTTAGATAATCACCTGCTGGCGTCTTAACTGTGCAGTAAACGCCAACGATATCACCACGATCACCGAAGGCGTTGTATTTATGGGTTGGTGCTTTATCAAGCCCGTTTGACTCATAGGTATCGTTAGCATGAACAAGTTTTGCCTGACCCCATGAGATAACACCAGACTCCATTGCAATATGGAGCAATCCCATATAGCTGATATCAAGGCAAACCATGCCGTCTCGCGGAACTAGATAAGCAAGTTTGCTGGCCGGGTTTAAGGTGATGCCGATCGCCGCAACATTGATGATGGCGTTCTGTGCGCTGGTTGGGTTTGCCAGTGCTGTTTTAGCCAGGTAATCATTTTTCTGGAAATACTGAATTGCAAACTGGCTTTCCTTAGCCCATGTCACCGTCTGTTCAGTCAATGCTCCGCAGAATAACTGCTCCTGCTGTTTAACGAATTCAACGATATTGCTCATGCTGCTTCTCCATAAATGTGTCTGCGTTTGAATATTGCGAAGGCATATTCAGCCTTAACTCTTTCGGTTATTGCATCCCAGAACCATTCAGCGGCTTTTTCCTGATAGTTACAGTCATCATCTTCCAGCCAGTCGATAGCGTCCTTAGTGTGTTCATCTGGTTTATATGAGCGAAGCATTTCGCTTATTGGGTCGCAACGTTTGCAGAGACGATCAACTTCACTGTTGATTCGTTCGTAATCTTCATCAGTAAAACTTGCGATTATTTGCGATATTTCACGCTTATCATTCAGAGTCAGAATCATCATCTTTCTCCTGTTCTTTGTGCTGATTGAGCATTTTGTTCATCTGACGAATGAATTCTTCGTCTGACCAGTTATCTGTAAAACTCATTTCCTGCGATACCACGGAAGGTTGATAGCTGATTTCATCGCTTTATTTGCTTCAAGCCACATTTTTGAATCACCAATAAATCGGGCTATTACTGCTTTGTTCTGTGCAGCACGAAGCATCTGGTGATTAATGGCTATTTCATTGCGCATAACGCCTCCAGTTGTTTCTTTGCTGCTCTGATTAATTGTTTAACTCGGCGTGATAATTCAGATTCGTGCGGGTAGAAAGCGGACATGACGCCGCTACCCGCGAGCTGAAAGTGCATCATGGGTAACTCCTTATATTTGATTGCATAACGAAAATGCCTCTCGTGAAGCATTATTGGTATGCGGTAAAGCCGCGCTCAGGCGGCTTTGATAGTCATATCATCTGAATCAAATATTCCTGATGTATCGATATCGGTAATTCTTATTCCTTCACTACCATCCATTGGAGGCCATCCTTCCTGACCATTTCCATCATCCCAGTCGAACTCACAAACAACACCATATGCATTTAAGTCTTGCGAAATTGCTATAAGCAGAGCATGTTGCGCCAGCATGATTAATACAGCATTTAATACAGCGCCGTGTTTATTGAGTCGGTATTCAGAGTCTGACCAGAAATTATTAATCTGGTGAAGTTTTTCCTCTGTCATTACGTCATGGTCGATTTCAATTTCTATTGATGCTTTCCAGTCGTAATCAATGATGTATTTTTTGATGTTTGACATCTGTTCATATCCTCACAGATAAAAAATCGCCCTCACACTGGAGGGCAAAGAAGATTTCCAATAATCAGAACAAGTCGGCTCCTGTTTAGTTACGAGCGACATTGCTCCGTGTATTCACTCGTTGGATGAATACACAGTGCTTATTCGTCATGCATTTCAGGTAATTCTTCGTATTCGACTCCCCATACGTTTTTACACCAACTAACTCGCTCATATCTTTTACAAAAATCAGACCACATAACTTGGGTTCCATCATGGTTTGTTATTACTTCTGTAATATCACCAACACTAACAAAACTGGTATTAGAAGCAGTTATTTTTACTTTCATTACTTATCCCCAAGAGCTTTTCTGATTGCTGCAAGACCTTTATTAACAGCTCCATACCATTCTGGATATGTTGTCGTTGTTCTATTTTTGGATTGCTTAAGTAATAACTGAAGTGCTTCGAGAAGGTCAGGTGCTGCCGCTATTAGATTGGCATCTTCAATACATTTAACTTCCTCACAGATTGCAATATACGAACGCCAGCCTGCGCCATTTTCAAGTGAGTCTGCCTGGATGATTTTAATCTCATCGCCATCCATCATTATTTCCCACTTACCTTCAGTACCTTTAAATTCCATGTTAGCCTCTGTTGTTTATGCCAAAAATAAAGGCCGACTATGCGGCCTCGGAAGGAAGTCCAATCATCTTATTCAAATCTTCTACCCGTAAAGCAGGAAGTGCTGTACTTGCTTTATCTGCTTCTTTTGGTAGCAACTCTTTGCTTTCAGGCCAAACCTCAATAAGTCGCTTAACTGTTGTGACTGAGTTTAAAGCAGCCCATACATTTGATTCGATATCCTTTTTCTTGGCTTCAAGTTTTTGTTGTAATGAGCAGATTTCATCAAACCTTTTTGTTATTTCGTGCTCTGCGTCAAACATGCATTTATCTTTTATCGGAGTAGGGAGAAATATATCTTCGCCGTTGCCGTCTTTCTCATATGAATGCCATCCAACCCTTCTGCCAGATACAGTCAGATAAATTGAAGTAGAACGAAAATCGTATGAGTAAAATGAACATCCCATCTTTCCAAGTTCTTCACTTATAGCTACCAACTTGGATGATAACTGATCCACTTCCTCAGTTTTCTTTTTACCGCCAAACGCAATAACTCTGGCGTCAAGTGCAAGCTGGTTCTTTAACTTTGTTACTTCTTCAAGCTCAGTGAAAACCCCAGACTTAATTAAAGCGTTACGAGCGATTTTCTCTTTCATTCTCGTAGTTAAGCGGATTGATGACATATTAATTCCTCTCAAATAAGTGGTTTGCTGCCTAATTTCATTTTCTGGCGACCAACACAAGTCACACCCATTTCACTGCGTGGCTTGCGGTAGTAAATACGGTTCTGTTTACGCTCGACTTCTTCTGACTTTGACTTCTTGCAGCGAAGGCTTCCGAGTGATATTGCTTTTTCAGAAAGGCTTAAACGCTTTCTTGGGGCTTCCTGAACAGGTTCCTCACTGTCTGTGCCGAAGATAGAATCAATGATGTTACAGATAGCATCACGCTCGATAGCCAGCTTTCTGCGCCGCTCATGACGGCGAGTTTTGGCATTTCCTACAAATGTTGATTTTCCGTACACGATTACCGTCATGATGTTTTCCTCATGTGAAATGGCTTTGGTGGTGATGCGCCAGATGCTGATCTTCTGGTTGCTGTCGTTGCAGCTGCAATTCACATCACCGCCAAACCCATCTCGTTTGGTATCTGTTTGCGCTTTGTCAGCGCCCCATCGAAGTTAAAGAGCCTGCCAATCTGTTCCGTTTGGCTTCCAGCTTCCTGCTGATGTGTTTAGTATCACCGCTAGTGGTATATGTGTCAACACCGCCAGAGATAATTTATCACCGCAGATGGTTATCTGTATGTTTTTTATATGGATTTATTTTTTGCAGGGGTGCATTGTTTGGTAGGTGAGGGATCAGAATTGCACTGTTTAGCAAGTTGTATCTATCAATTTTTCAATAAATACAATTGGTTATGGTGTTATTAGGTGTGGGGATCGAGAGGCAAAGAAAACCCGGCACTGAGGCCGGGTTGTTATTTATGGAAAAACACTTCAAGTATTTTGGGGATTGCTGGTATGAGTTGTGAGGATACGACCGCACCTACAACCCATAGAATTATCGAAGTTTTCGCGTCGCTTACGTCTGATTTGGTTGCATAATTCGAGCGCATGACAGCCAGGTCGGTTTTCATTTGCTGAACATCTTTTTCGAGTTCTTTCACTCTTTGAAGCACATCATCACCTCCGCCATTGCCGCCACCATGCCGTGAGTATGCATCATCAGTTGGATAGTGTCCAATTGGGCGAGATATGTTTTGATTTGGACGAAGCTGAGTAACCTTGTTATCTAAACTCATCGCGAACTGATCCTGTTATCTTCACGTCAAAAAACGAACTTTTTACATCAATTACTTCGCCTTTCTCAGGATTAACCAGTGATGCTCTAACTTCGAATATCCCAGGCTTGATAATTTTCACCCTTGGGAAGTTAATTCTCATAGAAGTTGATACGATGGTTTCTCCATCGTTGGCTTCTGCTACCGTAAAAAACTTATGGTTGGAGTACAGTTTTGTGTCAATTGGTATCGGTATTTCTTGAGCATTGAAAACCTCAATGCCTATGGAATATTTTTTTGTAGCCTTAAGGCCGATAAAAAAAGCGCCAAATGACAGATCCACTTCATGGGAGTCTTTATCCATTTCATAGATAAGAACTGGAGTTACGGGGTTGCCTTCATCCATCGCAATCGGAATGATATAAGAAATACGTTCTTTAATCATTTACGTGTTATCCAAACGTCTCTTCAGGCCATTGACTGGCGATAACCTTGCCTACAATGTTGCAGTTCTCATTGCATGGGATGATTGGAAACTGCGGGTTAAGTGGTTGCAAAAACACTTGCCCACTATCTTTGATCAGTTTTTTGAATGTGAATTCATCGCCACCAAGTCTAGCGATACAGAAATCACCAGGATCAACAGGTTGTTCAGGGTCAACCAAGATTAACATTCCATCAGGAAAGCTTGGTTTCGATCCTGCCGGAGCTGTCATTGAGTTGCCTTCAACCTCAAGCCAGAATGCAGAATCACTGGCTTTTTTGGTTGTGCTTACCCATCTCTCCGCATCACCTTTGGTAAAGGTTCTAAGCTCAGGCGAGAACATCCCGGCCTGAACATGAGAAAAAACAGGGTACTCATACTCACTTCTGAGTGATGGCTGCATACTAACCGCTTCATACATCTCGTAGATTTCTCTAGCGATTGAAGGGCTAAATTCTTCAACGCTAACGTTGAGAATTTTTGCAAGCAATGCAGCGTTATAAGCATTTAATGCATTGACGCCATTAAATAAAGCTCCAACACCTGACTGCCCCATCCCCATCTTGTCTGCGACAGATTCCTGAGATAAGCCAAGTTCATTTTTCTTTTTTTCATAAATAGCTTTAAGACGACGTGCGTCCTCAAGCTGCTCTTGTGTTAACGGTTTCTTTTTTGCGCTCATACGTTAAATCTATCACCGCAAGGGATAAATATCTAACACCGTGCGTGTTGACTATTTTACCTCTAGCGGTGATAATAATTGCATGTACTAAGGAGGTTGTATGGAACAACGCATAACCCTGAAAGATTATGCAATGCGCTTTGGTCAAACCAAGACGGCTAAAGATCTCGGCGTATATCAAAGCGCGATCAACAAGGCCATTCATGCAGGCCGAAAGATTTTTTTAACTATAAACGCTGATGGAAGCGTTTATGCGGAAGAAATAAAACCCTTCCCAAGCAACAAAAAAACAACTGCATAAGTAACACCGCTCTTTATCAATCTGCACCGCCGACAACGCGGTAACTAATTAAGCACCCATCGAAAGATGGGTATTAGTGATTATTTACCTATGGAAATAGTAAGAAATGGAACAAACAAGTTACAGCAAACTATCACAGCGTGACGTTGATCGCGCAGAAACAGATTTACTCATCAACCTGTCAACGCTTACCCAGCGCGGTCTGGCAAAGATGATTGGCTGTCATGAATCGAAGATAAGCAGAACGGACTGGAGGTTTATTGCTTCGGTCTTGTGTGCTTTCGGAATGGCATCAGACATCAGTCCGATTAGCAGGGCTTTTAAGTATGCGCTTGATGGACTAACCAATAAAAAACGCCCGGCGGCAACCGAGCGTTCTGAACAAATCCAGATGGAGTTCTGAGGTAATTACTGGATCAATCCACAGGAGTCATTATGACAAAACAACTCAGTCCTTACCAGGACAAAATTCACAAACACATACTACGTGATCGCTTCCTGTCCAGCTTCAAGCAGCCTGGTCGATTCCGGGCTGAGTTGGAAAAAGTGAAGCTGATGCAGAAGGAGAAAGGTCATGAGTAACATATCTAATCTAGCCGAAGCCAGAGAGGCCAGAAGGCTACAACAACCGCATCAAAGCAGCGGTAAGGGGTATGCCTTGCTGCACCGTAAAATTATGGATGTGCCATTTTACAAGGACGCAGAAGCAGCGCATCTGTGGGTTCACTTAATCCTCAAAGCAAAGCATACGCCTGAGTATGTAATGACTGACGCAGGAGAAATTCTGGTAGGCAGAGGGAAGCTACTTGGCGGTAGAAACTCTCTGGCGTTTGAAACAGGACTCAAACCAGATCGCGTTCAGTACCTGCTTAGAAAGTTCAAAAAACTCGGCATGATTGACTGGGTTTCACACGGTAAATTCTCAGTTTTCTCGGTAGAGAAATATGACGATTATCAGTCAAATTTTGTACCAGCAGATTACCAGCAAATTACCACCTCAAAGCCAGCAATACCAATGCCTGTAAGCAATACTGTACCAGCAGATTACCAGCAAATTACCACAGATAAAGAATATAATAATATTATCTCTAATACTGACGTATTAGAGAGTGCCACAGCAGAAAAAAAGTCTGACAAGAAAAAACCTTCCGTTAGCTGTCAGGATGTTGTCGATGCTTACCACGAAATCCTTCCTGAAGCGCCAAGAATCCGCGCACTGAATGACAAGCGTAAAAACCAGATCCGAACGTTCTGGCGCAAAGCCGGAGTGATAACCCGCCAGCTTGACGGGCATGGGTTCACGATGCAGGACTGGAGAAATTATTTGAGCTACGTAGGCGAAAATTGCCGATGGATGTTCGAAGAGCGCCAAAACCATCAACGCGGAACCGTCTGGCACAAAAAGGGATTTGATTTCCTGCTTAACGACAATACCTACCTGAAAGTTCGTGAGGGTGAACACGATGACCGATAATTTTTATGCGCCGCCCCATAGCATCGAGGCAGAGCAGGCGGTGATTGGTGGATTGCTTCTGGATGATGACAGCAGTGAGCGCGTCCAGAAGGTTCTGGCGATGCTGAAGCCTGACTCATTTTACAGCCGGCCACACAAAATCCTTTTCGAAGAAATAACCAGAATGCACCGGGAGCAAAAGCCAGTAGATGGCCTGACGCTTTTCGATGAACTGGAGCGTAAATCGTTAACGGCGTCTGTTGGCGGTTTTGCTTATATCGCTGAGATCGCAAAGAACACGCCAAGCGCCGCAAACATCGTTGCCTATGCAATGCAGGTTCGCGAAACCGCAATGGAACGCTACGCCATCAACCGCATGACTGAAGCGACGGAATTGCTCTATTCCCGCAACGGAATGACTGCAACGCAGAAGTACGAAGCTATTCAGGCGATTTTCACGCAACTGACAGACCATGCAAAAACCGGATCGCGTCGCGGACTTCGCTCATTTGGTGAGGTCATGGAAGACTGGGTTAGCGACCTTGAGAAGCGTTTTGACCCGTCAGGCGAACAACGAGGAATGAGCACAGGGATCCCATCGCTGGACAGGATGCTGTCACCGAAAGGTCTGGTGAAAGGCTCTTTGTTTGTCATTGGCGCTCGCCCTAAGATGGGGAAAACGACGCTATACAGCCAGATGGCAATCAACTGCGCAGTGCATGAGAAAAAGCCCGCTCTGATGTTCAGCCTTGAAATGCCAGGTGACCAGATACTGGAAAAACTGGTAGGGCAAAAGTCAGGTGTTAACACCAATATTTTTTACCTTCCGGCGACAAATGACGCTGATGACGGCTATCAGGGTGATTACGATGGTGACTTCAACAGGGCGATCGAAACAGCCAATCGCTTGAGTGAAATCGACCTGCTTTACATCGACGACACGCCGGGATTATCTCTGGCTCAAATCGTCAGCGAAAGCCGTCGAATCAAGCGAGAAAAAGGATGTGTTGGCATGATTCTGGTCGATTACCTGACACTAATGACCGCTGAAAAGGCCGATCGCAACGACCTTGCTTACGGCATGATCACCAAAGGACTGAAGAACCTTGCCAAAGAGCTTGATTGCGTTGTTGTGCTTCTGACACAGCTTAACCGCGCACTGGAAAGCCGAACCAATAAACGCCCATTACCAAGTGACTCACGAGATACAGGGCAGATTGAACAGGATTGCGATTATTGGGTGGGGATCCATCGTGAAGGTGCTTTTGATGACAGCGTTCCTCCTGGTGAAACCGAACTAATCCTTCGCCTCAATCGTCATGGCAATACCGGCACGGTGTATTGCATTCAGGCAAATGGCGCTATTTATGACACAGACCAACAGTCTGCTGAAATGCGCCGCCGTGAACGCGAGGAACCGCAGTCCAAGAAGAAAGGAGGATTCTGATGAATAAAAAACAATTAGCCATTCTCGAAAAGGCATGGGATGCACAAATATCATGCGCTTTGAAAGAACAGGCACTACCAATAATCCAGACCAAATCGAAAATAGCCAGGCAGTTATGCGATGACGGATTCCTGAACGAAGTTGAGATTACGCGCCAGATGGTAACGTTCAAAGGGTATGAGATAAATCATCATGGTATAGCGGCGTATTGCTCCCATCTTCCTGATGACGTTGACATTGATGAAATGGAAAGGGAGATGAAGCAATGACCATCTACATCACTGAGCTAATAACAGGCCTGCTGGTAATCGCAGGCCTTTTTATTTGGGGGAGAGGGAAGTCATGAATCTGGACGAGCAAGATGCACAAACTATTAGCTCATACATAAGGGCATCAAGACCAGATTACAAAGGTCCGGTATTCGTAGATTTATCTCGACTTGAAGAGATTTACATGTGGAAAGCAAGGTTACTTACGCATTTTGTTATTCGAACGATGACTAGCAACATTACAAAACCAATGTAACTGGAGAGATGAATATGAGCACACTCGCAGACCTTATTCATGCTGATATGGCGGAAGATGGAGCAAGGCGTAATAGGTACTGGAAATCATCAAGCCTTCCAGTTTGTGAAAGATTCAACCACAGGCCAAAACCAAAACGGAGTCGAAGAGACAAGGTGTTGAAAAAACTCATGCAAATTAACATGGCTGGTTTTGTCGGATTCGTGAGTGAAACGACTAACGGGGATTGATATGGACGATTCAAGAAAGCAGTTTGAAGAATGGTTTAAAAACAAATATCACGTTTCAAGTGACGTGATGAAGATTATGCACATCAAGGTCGAGATTGCATGGGAGGCGTGGCAGGCATCGCGAGCAGCTATCGAGATTGAGTGTCCTGGAAAAAGAGAGCGTGAGGCATTTTCTACCGATTTCGAGGATGGGGTCACATTTGGTTATAACGACGCAATTAGTGAATGCGAAGGACTGATTCGCGCTGCTGGAGTCAAAGTGAAGGAGTAACGATGAAGCAAACAATCTTCCTCCGAACTAAGCAACAACAGCAAGCCGCAATCAACGCCATCCTCGCAACACCACTCGATAAAGACAAGCCAGTCACCATCCGCATTACTGACTACAAGCGCAACCTTGACCAGAACGCAAAATTTCACGCGATGCTGGCGGATATCGCTCGTCAGGTTCAATGGTGCGATAAATGGCTAAAACCAGAACAATGGAAGGTTTTGTTGATCAGCGGTCATGCAGTGGCAACAAAACAGGAAGCTGATGTTTTGCCCGGCCTTGAAGGCGAATACGTCAACATTCGCGAAAGCAGCGCGCAGATGAGTGTGAAGCGTATGGCAAGTCTAATTGAGTACACGACAGCATGGGCTATTGGTCAGGGTGTCAGATTTACCGACAGGAGGTACGAATGAGACGACAGCGACGAAGTATCACCGACATAATCTGCGAAAACTGCAAATACCTCCCAACGAAACGCTCCAGAAATAAACGCAAGCCAATCCCAAAAGAATCTGACGTAAAAACCTTCAACTACACGGCTCACCTGTGGGATATCCGGTGGCTAAGACATCGTGCGAGGAAATGACAATGGATTATTCACAGTTAAGTGATTTTGAAATTAACTTAAAAGTCGCGCATATCGTGCTAGGAAAAAACAATTACGACTGGGATCCAGAAAAGAAAGAAGTTTACTTGGCTGGAATTGATGGTGGTGAGTTTTTGCCTTGCGGATATTTCGACCCATGTAATATGGCCGCTGACGCATATCCGATCATCACTGAAAACAAAATTAGCACCATGTGGATGACAGCGGAAAAAGAATGGTGCGCATGGTCAGGAGGTGATTTAGAGGAAGGTTGTTGGGAATGGGGAAATATTCCTGACTACTGCTTCTGCGGTGAATCGCCTCTCCGCGCCGCCATGATTGTCTTTCTCATGATGCAGAGAATCCAATAATGCTTAGCCCATCCCAATCCATTCAATACCAGAAAGAAAGCGTCGAGTGAGCTTTAACGTGCGCTAACTGCGGTCAGAAGCTGCATGTGCTGGAAGTTCACGTGTGTGAGCACTGCTGCGCAGAACTGATGAGCGATCCGAATAGCTCAATGTACGAGGAAGAAGACGATGGCTAAACCAGCGCGAAGACGATGTAAAAACGATGAATGTCGGGAATGGTTTCACCCTGCATTCGCTAATCAGTGGTGGTGCTCTCCAGAGTGTGGAACCAAGATAGCACTCGAACGACGAAGCAAAGAACGCGAAAAAGCGGAAAAAGCAGCAGAGAAGAAACGGCGACGAGAGGAGCAGAAACAGAAAGATAAACTTAAGATTCGAAAACTCGCCTTAAAGCCCCGCAGTTACTGGATTAAACAAGCCCAACAAGCCGTAAACGCCTTCATCAGAGAAAGAGACCGCGACTTACCATGTATCTCGTGCGGAACGCTCACGTCTGCTCAGTGGGATGCCGGACATTACCGGACAACTGCTGCGGCACCTCAACTCCGATTTGATGAACGCAATATTCACAAGCAATGCGTGGTGTGCAACCAGCACAAAAGCGGAAATCTCGTTCCGTATCGCGTCGAACTGATTAACCGCATCGGGCAGGAAGCAGTAGACGAAATCGAATCAAACCATAGCCGCCATCGCTGGACTGTCGAAGAGTGCAAGGCGATCAAGGCAGAGTACCAACAGAAACTCAAAGACCTGCGAAATAGCAGAAGTGAGGCCGCATGACGTTCTCAGTAAAAACCATTCCAGACATGCTCGTTGAAGCATACGGAAACCAGACAGAAGTAGCACGCAGACTGAAATGTAGTCGCGGTACGGTCAGAAAATACGTTGATGATAAAGACGGGAAAATGCACGCCATCGTCAACGACGTTCTCATGGTTCATCGCGGATGGAGTGAAAGAGATGCGCTATTGCGAAAAAATTGATGGCAGCAAATACCGAAATATTTGGGTAGTTGGCGATCTGCACGGATGCTACACGAACCTGATGAACAAACTGGATACGATTGGATTCGACAACAAAAAAGACCTGCTTATCTCGGTGGGCGATTTGGTTGATCGTGGTGCAGAGAACGTTGAATGCCTGGAATTAATCACATTCCCCTGGTTCAGAGCTGTACGTGGAAACCATGAGCAAATGATGATTGATGGCTTATCAGAGCGTGGAAACGTTAATCACTGGCTGCTTAATGGCGGTGGCTGGTTCTTTAATCTCGATTACGACAAAGAAATTCTGGCTAAAGCTCTTGCCCATAAAGCAGATGAACTTCCGTTAATCATCGAACTGGTGAGCAAAGATAAAAAATATGTCATCTGCCACGCCGATTATCCTTGTGACGAATACGAGTTTGGAAAGCCAGTTGATCATCAGCAGGTAATCTGGAACCGCGAACGAATCAGCAACTCACAAGACGGGATCGTGAAAGAAATCAAAGGCGCGGACACGTTCATCTTTGGTCATACGCCAGCAGTGAAACCACTCAAGTTTGCCAACCAGATGTATATCGATACCGGCGCAGTGTTCTGCGGAAACCTCACATTGATTCAGGTACAGGGAGAAGGCGCATGAGACTCGAAAGCGTAGCTAAATTTCATTCGCCAAAAAGCCCGATGATGAGCGACTCACCACGGGCCACGGCTTCTGACTCTCTTTCCGGTACTGATGTGATGGCTGCTATGGGGATGGCGCAATCACAAGCCGGATTCGGAATGGCTGCATTCTGCGGTAAGCATGAACTCAGCCAGAACGACAAACAAAAGGCTATCAACTATCTGATGCAATTTGCACACAAGGTATCGGGGAAATACCGTGGCGTTGCAAAGCTTGAAGGAAATACTAAGGCAAAGGTACTGCAAGTGCTCGCAACATTCGCTTATGCGGATTATTGCCGTAGTGCCGCGACGCCGGGCGCAAGATGCAGAGATTGTCACGGTACTGGCCGGGCCGTTGATATTGCCAAAACAGAACGGTGGGGGAGAGTTGTCGAGAAAGAATGCGGAAGATGCAAAGGTGTCGGCTATTCAAGAATGCCAGCAAGCGCCGCATATCGCGCTGTAACGATGCTAATCCCAAACCTTACTCAACCCACCTGGTCACGCACTGTTAAGCCACTGTATGACGCTCTGGTGGTGCAATGCCACAAAGAAGAGTCAATCGCAGACAACATTTTGAATGCGGTCACACGTTAGCGGCATGATTGCCACGGATGGCAACATCTTTACGGCATGATGTTGACTTTTTGAATAAAGTTGGGTAAATTTGACCCAACGATGGATAAATGCACTCGTTAAATAAAGCCCTGAGTTAATAGCTCGGGGCTTTTTGCGTTTTAAGCACGGCCTTTCTGAAAGCACATCAAACCAAATACCAGACAGACAAAAATAATCACCTTATCCGCTGTGGCTACGGTGCGGTGTGCTTTGCATAAAAGAAAACCAGCGCAATGGCTGGCTTCGTGAAGGCGGGTGGCAAGAGGCTGCGCTAACAACCTCCTGCCGTTTTGCCCGTGCATATCGGTCACGAACAAATCTGATTACTAAACACAGTAGCCTGGATTTGTTCTATCAGTAATCGACCTTATTCCTAATTAAATAGAGCAAATCCCCTTATTGGGGGTAAGACATGAAGATGCCAGAAAAACATGACCTGTTAGCCGCCATTCTCGCGGCAAAGGAACAAGGCATCGGGGCAATCCTTGCGTTTGCAATGGCGTACCTTCGCGGCAGATATAATGGCGGTGCGTTTACAAAAACAGTAATCGACGCAACGATGTGCGCCATTATCGCCTGGTTCATTCGTGACCTTCTCGACTTCGCCGGACTAAGTAGCAATCTCGCTTATATAACGAGCGTGTTCATCGGCTACATCGGTACTGACTCGATTGGTTCGCTTATCAAACGCTTCGCTGCTAAAAAAGCCGGAGTAGAAGATGGTGGAAATCAATAATCAACGTAAGGCGTTCCTCGATATGCTGGCGTGGTCAGAGGGAACTGATAACGGACGTCAGAAAACCAGAAATCATGGTTATGACGTCATTGTTGGCGGAGAGATATTCACTGATTACTCCGATCACCCTCGCAAACTTGTCACGCTAAACCCCAAACTCAAATCAACAGCCGCCGGACGCTACCAGCTTCTTTCCCGTTGGTGGGATGCCTACCGTAAGCAGCTTGGCCTGAAAGACTTCTCTCCCAAAAGTCAGGACGCTGTGGCATTGCAACAGATTAAAGAGCGTGGCGCTTTGCCGATGATTGATCGCGGTGATATCCGTCAGGCAATCGACCGTTGCAGCAATATCTGGGCTTCATTGCCGGGCGCTGGTTATGGTCAGTTCGAGCATAAGGCTGACAGCCTGATCGCAAAATTCAAAGAGGCTGGCGGAACGGTCAGAGAGATTGAGGTATGAGCAGAGTCACCGCGATTATCTCCGCTCTGGTTATCTGCATCATCGTTTGCCTGTCATGGGCTGTTAATCATTACCGTGATAACGCCATCGCCTACAAAGAGCAGCGCGATAAGGCCGCATCCATCATCGCTGACATGCAGAAGCGTCAACGTGATGTAGCAGAACTCGACGCCAGATACACAAAGGAGCTTGCTGATGCTAACGCGACTATCGAAAGTCTCCGTGCTGATGTTTCTGCTGGTCGTAAGCGCCTGCAAGTCGCCGCCACCTGTGCAAAGTCAACGACCGGAGCCAGCAGCATGGGCGATGGAGAAAGCCCAAGACTTACAGCAGATGCTGAACTCAATTATTACCGTCTCAGAAGTGGAATCGACAGGATAACCGCGCAGGTTAACTACCTGCAGGAGTACATCAGGACGCAATGCCTTCGATGATAGCGATAATTTTACTCATCATCCTTCACATCTGGCTCTGTAGACAGGGTGGTGATCACTTCTGGAGTGAATCCAGATTAAACATCTCATTGCTGATGCTTGATATTGAGCATCTGGCACGCAGTAAGGGGCTGCGTTGAGATAAGGGCCAGTCATCACAAACACCAGGATTTAGCCTCGCATTCGCGGGGTTTTTTATTCCCAACTCCATAGGTAATTTTATGACCCAGCATATTGGCGTAAAACTGATTAACGCCTTTCCGATGACGAGACAGGCATATAACGATTTTCGTGGCTGGCAGCTTCCTGCCGGAGAAAACGGCGAGGACGAAGGCTATCTGGTTGAATATCTGGATGGCGGAAAACCTAACACCGATCGCTTTGATGGCTACGTTAGCTGGAGTCCAAAAGAAGTATTCGAAAAGGCTTATCGTCCTGTATCAGGACTAAGTTTCGGTCTGGCCATGGAAGCGTTAAAACAGGGCAAAAGTTTGCAGCGGGTAGGATGGAATGGGAAAGACCAGTTTGTTTATCTCGTGAAAGGGGAAAAATTAGCGTCTGCGTTGGGTTATGGCTTTGGCGAATATGTTGGCGAGCCAACTTTCAATGACACGCTTGTATTGAAAAACTCACAGAACCGCCTTGCTACATGGGTTCCATCCATTGGCGACCTGATGGCTGAAGACTGGCAAATCATTTAACCATGTAGGCATTACAAAGCCTATCTACGGGTGGGCTTGATAATGAAACCGGAGTTAATTTCTGGTCACTAATTAACGGCAGTACCGCGAAACAACCCAAGCCAGTAAGTGGGGAAATAACACTGGCAGCCACTGAAAGATGAACCTCCAGCCTTATGGCAAAAAAGATTCTTTGTGGTGGCGGACTGATGGAAAGACATCGGTTATTGCAGAGGCCATTCAATGAGTGGTCTCGACAATGGCTTATACCCTACACGGGATAACTTAACTGATATCCCTTTTAACGGATAAACGGAGCCAACAATGGCAGAGATTATTCCCATGACTGAAGAACAGAAATTCCAGTTAGAGATTTACAAACTGGTCATGAACCAGAACTCAGCCGCAGAAGAAGCATTTCAATTCATTGGTACTGACGAGTTGAAGCTTGAGCTATTCAAAATTCACTTCCAGTCAGGCGGCGCTAATTCAGATATCACGACCCGCACTATCGAAGCGGTACGTAAATCGAAGGAAGCGTTAGACCTGTTCGCCACCGGAGCATGATGTGAGCCGCGTAATCAATTTTGGTAAGGAGAAGAAATTCCCAATTACTCAAGAGCTATACGAGCGGATGGAAAGCGTCATTCATGATTACGATGGTGAAATCAGTTTATGTGAGGCGATTGGCACACTCGAATTACTGAAGCAGTCATTGATTGAAGACGCGAAAGAGTCCTCAACCTGAAATAACTATTAAGTGAGATGAATATGGCGACTGGTAAGAAAATTGGTCGCCCATCAGTGTACTCACCTGAGTTGGCGGAAAAGATATGCAATTTGCTGATGGAGGGTGAAAGCCTGAGGGCGATTTGCAGACGAGATGAATTTCCTCATCTTGCGACAGTTCTTGCGTGGCTTCATCGACATGATGAGTTTCACGAGCAATACGCGCGAGCCAGAGAGATACAGGCTGAAGTAATGGCCGAAGATATCATCATGTACGCAGACTCAGCATCAGAAGAATCAGGTTCAGTGGCAAAAGCCAGGCTTCAGGTGGATGCAAGGAAGTGGTATGCGTCTAAGGTTGCTACGCGTCGATTCGGTGACAAGATTCAGCACGACCAGCGAATAACCATCAACGATATGACTGATGAAGAGATAGAGCGTCGCATTAGGGAGTTGCAGAATGCACAATCTGGATCGGGAGCAGAAGCTTGAGTTATTACGCTTGCTGGAGGAAAAAGCACGTCGCTCGCATCTGTACAGGTATCGCACTTATTTCGATACCAGATACGAGTGGCAAAAGAAGTTCATCTCGCTAAGTAGTAAATACTCTCAGGTTGCATTAATTGCTGCAAACCGTGTTGGCAAGACTGATACCGCCACCTATATCGACGCTATCCATGCAATAGGTGACTACCCTGATGGATGGGGGGGTATAAGTTTGATCACGCCCCGCTAATCTGGTGTCTAGGTTACTCAGGGGAAAAGATTAGAGACCTTTTGCAAACACCGTTGCTGGGCAGAAAAACAGATGACGGCTGGGAAGGTGGTCTGATACCTGGAGATTTGATTGTTGATACAGAACCAATGACTGGTACGCCAAATGCAGTACGTTCTGCTTATATCAGGCATAAGTCAGGTCGGCTTTCGAAAATTCAGTTCTGGTCTTACTCGCAAGGTCAGCATGCACTAATGGGTGACAGTGTTGACTGGTTTCATATCGACGAAGAGCCAAAAGATGAAACTATCTACCCGCAGGTTCTTACCCGTACAGCTACCGGAGACAAAGGTCGTGGTGGTCGTGGGATACTGACATTTACACCGGAAAACGGACGTACAGAACTGGTTATTGGATTCATGGATAACCCCTCTGCGGCGCAAACGTGCATGAATGTTGGCTGGGATGATGCTCCACACCTTAGTGATAAGGTGAAAGAGGATTTGCTCTCATCATTTCCTCCTCATCAACGAGACATGCGAACGAAGGGTATTCCTATGCTTGGTCATGGTCGTATTTATGACTTTAGCGAAGACACAATCACCTGTGATCCATTCCCGATACCTCCCCACTGGATGGTGATTGATGGCATGGACTTTGGCTGGGATCACCCGCAGGCTCACATGCAATTAGTTATCGATAACGACAACGAAACGTACTATGTGACCAGAGCATGGAAAGCGAGCCAGACATCTCCAGCAGAGGCATGGTCTTCAGTTAAGTCATGGGCATTAAAAGTACCCACAGCATGGCCGCAAGATGGATTACAAACAGAAAAAGGGTCAGGACTTCAGCAGAAGCAGTACTACCACGAAGCTGGGTTTCAGATGCTTCATGAGTCAGCGCAATGGCCTGATGGTTCTAGATCAGTTGAGGCAGGCCTGTTCGAACTGTACGACCTGATGAAGCTGGGTAAATTTAAAGTATTCCGTGGCCTTCGAGACTGGTTCGACGAATTTAACTATTACCATCGTGACGAGAAAGGGCGTATAGCAAAAACCCGCGATGACCTTCTTGATGCCACACGCTATGCATACATGATGCGCCGATACGCTAAGCGTTATGGCGATATTAACAAGCCAAAAGAGAAGAAAACACCAGCCCCAATCAGGCCCATCGCACGGAGAACTTAAATGGCCGACGAAAACAGACTCAACTCCATTCTGTGTAAGTTTGACGCGGACTGGATGGCGAGCGATGAAGCCAGAACCGAGGCGACAAATGACCTGTATTTTAGCCGAGTGTCGCAATGGGATGACTGGCTATCAAACTACACCACCCTGCAATATCGCGGACAATTCGATGTTGTTCGCCCGGTGGTCAGGAAACTGGTCGCAGAGATGCGCCGGAACCCTATCGACGTTCTCTTCCGACCCAAAGACGGCGCTAATCCTGATGCAGCCGATGTGTTGATGGGGATGTATCGTACTGATATGCGCCATAACACGGCAAAGATTGCCGTTAACGTTGGCGTTCGTGAGCAGATAGAGTCTGGAGTTGGTGCATGGCGTCTGGTCACGCAGTACGAAGACAACGATCCAACAAGCAACAATCAGGTAATTCGACGCCTTCCAATCCATGAAGCCTGCTCACACGTCATATGGGACGCCAATAGCAAGCAGATGGATAAGAGCGACGCTAAGCACTGCACGGTGATTAACGCCTTGTCACGCAATGGCTGGAAAGAGTTCGCAGAGGATTACGGTATTGATCCGGACACCCTGCCATCTTTCCAGAATCCGAACGACACATGGCTGTTTCCGTGGGTATCGAATGATGTCGTCTACGTCGCTGAGTATTACGAGGTCGAAGAGAAGAAAGAGAAGGTCTTCATCTACCGCGACCCGCTGACAGGTGAGCCGGTCAGCTATTACCAGCAGGATATCAAAGACGTCATCGACGACCTGGCTAATCGTGGATTCATTAAGGTAGCAGAGCGCAAGGTGAAGCGTCGGCGTGTGTATAAGTCGATCATCACCTGCACGCAGATACTGAAAGACCGCGAGAAGATAGCCGGAGAGCATATTCCAATCGTTCCAGTGTATGGCGAATGGTCATTCGCTGGTGACAAGGAGTGCTACGAAGGAGTGGTAAGGCTGACGAAAGACGGTCAACGCCTTCGTAACATGATCATGTCATTCAACGCCGATATTGTTGCTCGTTCACCGAAGAAGAAACCGACCTTCTTCCCTGAGCAAATCGAAGGCTACGAATACATGTACGGTGGAAATGATGACTATCCGTACTATCTCCAGAACAGGACTGATGAAAACGGTAACGACCTGCCGATTGGTCCAATCTCCTACATGGAAAACCCTGAAGTGCCGCAAGCCAACGCTTACATGCTTGAGGCTGCCACCAACGCAGTGAAAGAAGTGGCTAGTCTTGGCGTGGATGCGCAGGCGGCAAATGGTCAGGTCGCTTTCGATACCGTCAATCAACTTAACATGCGGGCAGACCTTGAGACATACGTGTTTCAGGATAACCTGGCTACCGCAATGCGACGTGATGGCGAGATTTATGCCTCAATGGTCAACGATATTTATGACGTTCCTCGTCATGTAACGCTGACACTTGAAGATGGAAGCGAGAAAGACATTCAACTCTATGCGCAAGTTGTCGATTACCAGTCCGGCAATGTGGTCACACTCAACGACATTCGCGGTCGCTATGAGTGCTATACAGACGTAGGACCATCCTTCCAGAGTATGAAGGAACAGAACCGCGCAGAGATTCAGGAGTTGCTCACCAAGGTTCCGCAAGGTACTCCAGAGTTCCAGATGCTGATGCTGCAATACTTCACGCTGCTTGACGGTAAAGGCGTCGAGATGATGCGAGAGTACGCGAACAAGCAACTGGTGATGATGGGGCTGAAGAAACCAGAAACACCTGAAGAGATGGAGATGGTGCAGCAGGCACAACAACAGCCGCAGCAGCCATCAGCAGAGCAAATTCAGGCGCAGGGTATCCTTCTGCAAGGTCAGGCTGAATTGCTCAAGGCAGAGAACCAACAGGCGCAGATTCAGGTTGAAGCCGCCAAGGTTGAAGCCCAAAACCAACTCAACGCCGCGAAGATTGCAGAAATCTTCAACAATATGGACCTCGACAAGCAGGCAGAACTGCGTGAGTACCTCAAGCTCGTAGGTCAATTCCAGCAACAGCGCAGCAAAGATGCTCGTGCTAACGCTGAGCTGCTTCTTAAAGATGCAGACCAGACTCATTCACAACGCATGGATTTCGCGAATCTTATGCGTCAAGTTCAAATCCCCTCCGGCGGAGTAGCCGAGACACCTCAATAAGAGAGAGTTAATCATGGACCAAACCACCGACATTCAGGCTTCTGAAGAATTAACCCTGCCCGGCAATCATGCAGCGGCATCTGCTGATGGCTTAGTTGTCGATAATGCCAACGACAGCGCAGGTCAGGAAGAAGGCTTTGAGATTGTCCTGAAAGACGATGAGAAACCAAAACAAGACCCGGCAACTAATGCTGAATTTGCCCGTCGCCGCATCGAACGCAAACGCCAGCGTGAGCTTGAGCAGCAGATGGAAGCGGTTAAGCGTGGAGAGTTGCCGGAGCACCTGCGGGTGAACCCTGAGTTACCAAAACAACCAGACCCTAACGATTACCTTTCCGAAGATGCACTGGCTAAGTACGACTATGACCAGAGCCGCGCACTGGCTGCCTTCCAGCAGGCAAACAGTGAATGGCAGATCAAGGCTATGGACGCACGAAGCCAGGCTGTCGCCGAGCAGGGTCGCAAAACTCAGGAGTTCACCCAGCAATCAGCGCAATACGTCGAGGCAGCCCGTAAGCACTACGACGCAGCGGAAAAGCTCAATATCCCTGACTATCAGGAGAAAGAGGACGCATTCATGCAACTGGTGCCGCCAGCAGTCGGTGCCGACATCATGCGCCTCTTCCCGGAGAAATCCGCTGCTCTAATGTATCACCTTGGTGCTAATCCTGAGAAGACACGCCAGTTGCTGGCGATGGACGGGCAATCCGCGCTGATTGAACTCACTCGACTGTCAGAACGTTTAACTCTCAAGCCTCGAGCCAAACCTGTTTCAGAAGCCCCGCTACCTGATGAACCCATTCAGGGACACGCTGTTGCTGCAAATATATCTGCGATTGAAAAGCAGATGGAAGCGGCAGCAAACAAAGGGGATGTAGAGACATACCGCAAGCTCAAGGCGCAACTGAATAAAGGAATTCGATAATGGCATTAAATGAAGGTCAACTGGTCACGTATGCTCTGGATGAAATCATCGAAACCGTCCAGAACCTGACGCCAATGGCGTCCAAAGTGACAAAATACACCCCTCCGGCAGAATCCATGCAGCGTTCAAGCAACACCGTGTGGATGCCTGTTGAGCAGGAAGCGCCAACCCAGACTGGCTGGGATTTAACTGGCAACGCAACAGGGATTCTGGAACTCTCCGTGAAATGCAACATGGGCGATCCGGATAACGATTTCTTCGAGCTTCGTGCAGATGACCTGCGTGATGAGCGTTCTTACCGTCGCCGCATCCAGGCATCCGCTAAAAAACTGGCGAATAACATTGAGTCAGCAATTGCCAAACAGGCAACTGAAATGGGCTCACTTGTTGTTCACGATACCCGAGCAATTGGTCCATCTACTGGCCTGTCTGGCTGGGATTTTGTGTCTGATGCAGAGCGCCTGATGTTCTCCCGTGAGCTAAACCGCGATATGGGCATCAGTTACTTCCTGAACCCTGACGATTACCGCAAAGCAGGCCGCAACCTGGTAGATGGTGACATCTTCGGGCGCGTTCCTGAAGAAGCATATCGCAACGGTACTATTCAGCGTCAGATTGCTGGCTTTGATGAAATTCTTCGCTCACCGAAACTTCCGGCAGTTACCAAGTCAACCGCTACTGGTGTAACTGTTTCTGGTGCGCAGAAGTTTAAGCCTCAGGCATACACCCTTGATACCGATGGTAACAAAGAGAACGTCGACAACCGTGTTGCAACGGTGACCGTATCCTCCACCACCGGGTTTAAGCGCGGCGACAAAATCAGCTTCACTGGTGTGAAATTCCTGTCTCAGATGGCGAAGAACGTGCTGACTGATGATGCGACTTTCTCAATCACCCGTGTGATCGATGGTACTCACATCGAAATCACGCCGAAGCCGATTGCACTGGATGACGCGTCACTGACAAAAGAAGAGAAGGCTTACGCTAACGTAAACACCTCTCTTGCTGATACCACTCCGGTAAACGTTCTGAACGTGGCAACAACCACAGCTAACGTGTTCTGGGCTGATGACTCAATCCGACTGCTGTCTCAGCCTATCCCGGTAACCCATGAACTGTTTGCTGGCATGAAAACGTCTTCCTTCAGCATTCCTGGCATTGGTGTTAACGGCATCTTCGCAACGCAGGGTGATATCAACACTCTGTCTGGTAAGTGCCGTATTGCTGTGTGGTATTCAGCATGTGCTGTACGACCAGAGGCAATTGGTGTTGGTCTGCCTAACCAGACCGCGTGATAACCAGAGGGAGCTTCGGCTCCCTTTTTTATCTGGAGACAAGCATGACACACATGATCTTTCGTCATGGAGACATGAAGAAATGGAAAGGCGTTGGATACGACTTTGAAATCGTGAAAGCCGAAGAGCTTCAGGAATATCTGGATGCTGGCTGGTTTTCACATCCTGATGACCTTTTGAAGGATGTTGCAGAGCCAGAGCCAGAGCCAGAGCCAGAGCCAGAGCCAGAAGAAAAGCAGCGTAAAAAGCCTGGTCGAAAACCTAAGGCGGCATCAGATGAACCTGACAACGAAGGGTGATTTAGTCCTTGCGGCATTACGTAAGCTCGGTGTGGCATCAAATGCCACGTTAACCGATGTCGAACCGCAGTCTATGGAAGACGGCGTCAACGACCTTGAAATGATGATGGCTGAATGGCTTGGCGGTGATGCGTCACCTGGTATCAACGTTGGCTACATTTTTGCTGATGCAGATGTCGCTCCAGATCCGGGCGATGAGCACGGCTTATCAAATAACGCTATAAATGCCGTCATTTTCAACCTTGCCTGCCGCATTGCTCCAGATTATGCGCTGGAAGCGTCAGCAAAACTTATAACCACTGCCAGATACGGGAAAGAGCGACTCGTCAAACTGTCTGCAATGGACAGAGCAAAAGCTGCTAAATGTAAGTCCGGTTATCCAAACCGTATGCCTGTTGGTAGCGGTAATCAGTTGGCGAAGTGGAACGGTTGGAATTACTTCCACCGGAAGGAACCTTGCGATAACGGGAGCGAATAAATGCCGATTCAGCAACTTCCGCTTATGAAAGGTGTCGGCAAAGACTTTAGAAACGCCGACTATATCGACTATCTGCCAGTGAATATGTTGGCTACACCCAAAGAAATCCTCAACAGCAGCGGATATCTTCGCTCATTCCCGGGCATTGCCAAACGTTCTGATGTGAACGGTGTATCTCGAGGCGTCGAGTACAACATGGCGCAGAATGCTGTTTATCGTGTGTGTGGTGGCAAGCTCTACAAAGGCGAAAGTGAAGTCGGTGATGTTGCCGGAAGTGGTCGCGTATCAATGGCGCATGGTAGGACATCACAGGCAGTTGGCGTTAACGGGCAACTGGTCGAGTATCGCTATGATGGCACGGTTAAAACCGTCTCAAACTGGCCTACAGACAGCGGATTCACGCAGTATGAGTTAGGCTCAGTACGCGACATTACGCGCTTACGTGGGCGTTATGCGTGGTCAAAAGACGGCACTGATTCATGGTTTATCACTGACCTTGAAGACGAATCACACCCTGACCGCTACAGCGCACAATATCGCGCAGAATCGCAGCCTGACGGCATCATCGGCATCGGAACATGGCGAGACTTCATCGTCTGCTTTGGTTCATCGACGATTGAATATTTCTCCCTGACTGGGGCAACCACCGTTGGTGCCGCTTTGTATGTCGCACAGCCATCGCTGATGGTGCAGAAAGGCATTGCCGGAACTTACTGCAAAACGCCGTTTGCTGATTCCTATGCGTTCATCAGCAATCCGGCAACGGGTGCGCCGTCTGTATACATCATCGGCTCCGGTCAGGTGTCACCAATCGCCAGCGCGAGCATTGAGAAAATCCTCCGCTCCTACACTGCTGATGAACTGGCTGATGGCGTGATGGAGTCTCTGCGATTTGATGCGCATGAGTTGCTGATTATCCACCTTCCGCGCCACGTACTTGTGTACGACGCATCTTCAAGCGCCAATGGTCCGCAATGGTGCGTGCTGAAAACAGGACTGTATGATGATGTGTACCGCGCTATCGACTTCATTTACGAAGGCAATCAGATAACGTGCGGCGATAAGCTGGAGTCCGTGACCGGGAAATTGCAATTCGACATCAGCAGTCAGTACGACAAGCAACAGGAACACCTGCTGTTTACTCCGTTGTTCAAAGCGGATAACGCCAGAGTTTTCGACTTTGAGGTTGAATCGTCAACTGGCGTTGCGCAGTACGCTGACCGCCTGTTCCTCTCTGCAACCACTGACGGCATAAATTACGGTCGTGAGCAGATGATTGAGCAGAATGAACCGTTCGTTTACGACAAACGCGTTTTGTGGAAGCGAGTTGGGCGCATCAGGAAAAATGTCGGCTTCAAATTGCGAGTTATCACGAAGTCACCTGTCACTCTGTCTGGCTGCCAGATAAGGATTGAGTAATGGCTGATTCGAATCTCAATGAGCCAGTAATCATCCAGGCTACGCGGCTCGATACATCAGTTCTTCCACGCAATATCTTCTCGCAGTCGTATCTGCTTTACGTTATCGCACAGGGCACTGATGTTGGTAACGTGGCGAATAAGGCCAACGAAGCAGGGAAGGGGGCTTATGATGCACAGGTGAAGAATGATGAGCAGGATGTCACCCTTGCAGACCATGAATCCAGAATTGAAGCTGCTGAAGCAACTCTCATCAATCATGAACATAGAATTGCAGCAGCGGAAAGCACTCTTGCAGATCATGAAACAAGGATTACGGCTGCTGAAACAGAGCTGGCTGATCACGAGACGCGAATTGCTGCCAATGAATCTGAGTTAGCAAACCATGATGCGCGCATAACTCAGAATACAACCGATATCGACGCACTTGATACCAGGCTCACAACGGCAGAAGGAAGTATTTCGACGCTACAAAGCACAGTTGGTGATCACTCAACAAGAATATCTGCGCTTGAGTATGCCACCACGCGCAAGAAATCAGAGGTTGTTTACTCAGGAGTATCTGTAACCATCCCGACAGCGCCTACCAACCTTGTTAGCCTGCTGAAAACGCTCACGCAGTCATCCGGCACGTTGGCACCATTCTTCGACACCGTTAACAACAAGATGGTTGTGTTCAACGAGAACAAAACCTTGTTCTTCAAGCTGTCGATCGTCGGGACGTGGCCCAGCGGAACAGCCAACAGGTCAATGCAGCTAACCTTTTCCGGCTCTGTTCCTGACACGTTGGTCAGCAGTCGTAATGCGGCGACAACAACCGATAACATCCTGTTAGCTACGTTTTTCAGCGTGGATAAAGACGGCTTTCTTGCCACAAATGGCAGTACGTTAACCATTCAGTCGAATGGTGCGGCGTTTACCGCCACAACCATCAAAATCATTGCGGAACAATGACAAACATAGACGCTATTACTGGCTCACAATTAATGAGATTGTGGGGAGTTAGCTCGTGGATTGATCCGGGGGCTAACTATTATTTGTGGGATGGGTGTTGCGTATTTGCCATAGTGAAACAATCAGGCTTCTATGACATCCATGTTGCAATGGATAAACGAAGATGGAGTGAGTGCAGAAAAGCTGGTGAATCAATTCTTAAAATGTTTGGCCACCATAAATTGCGGGCGGTAATAATCAGCGACAGGCCAAGAGTATGCAACTATGCCAGGAGAATGGGGTTTGGTGAGCGAACGTTACAAACCCTAAGGACTGTAGATGGGCGCGAAAGCGCCTTTTTTATTATGTGGCGTGATCCGGGGGAATATCATGGGCGGAGCAATTAAAGGTGTAACAAATGCTGCCAGCGGGATACTTGGTGGAATAGGTGCCAATTCTGCGAGCAAAGAGTACAAAAAAGCTAATGACAGGCAGCAAAACCTTCAGGAGCAAATGTATCAGCAGCAGATAGCGTTTGGAAAACCTTATCGTGAAGTTGGCGAATCAGCTTTACCGCGTTTGCAAAAGCTTGCTGGCATTCCTATTGATCGAAACAAATTATTAGGAGACTACTTTAATTCGCAAGAATTCAAACTCCTAAATGATCAGGCTCGTTATAGTGGGCTTGCATCTGCTGAAGCTACAGGCGGTCTTGGGTCAACGGCTACTGGAAATATGCTGGCTTCTATTGCCCCTCAATTAGGCCAGCAATATCTTTCCATGAAGACAGCAGAGCAGCAGGATATGTATAACCAGTTAATGGGGTTAACGAATGTTGGGTTAACTGCTGCTGGTATGGGTAGTGCGGCATCGGCAAATAATTCAAATGTTTTAACGTCACTTATAGGTGAATCAGGGCAAATCAGGGGGGCGCAAAAAGCCTTACCATGGCAGACGGCAGCCAGCGCTAACTCATCATTAGGTAATGGTGCATCTCAGGATGTTAACTCTTTCACCAACATGTTTGGTGGATTTTTAGGAGGATTATTCTGATGGCTTATAGTATTGGCAGCCCATTAAATCTGATGTCATTAGTTCCTGACTTCAGACTGGAAGGATTGAAAGAAGCTCAAACCTTTGCCACGACACAGCAAGGTATAGCGCAGGGAATAGATAACCAGCGGGCTATTCGACAGGATGCCAGACAGCAGGAATTCTATAAAGCTATGAATGAAACGCCTCCTGAACAAATAGCTTCTCTGCGTCGAAAATTCCCTGAGTTTACTCAGGCTATACAACAGGAGTTAGGTATTCAGAGTGCTGAGCATTCAGCATTTGTTAATTCAGCTTTAAATAAAATATCAATTGCTGCATCTACAGGAAATCCAAATGAAATTGCAAATGCTCTGAATAGCAACAGCGCAGCATTATTAAGTCTGGGTGTGAGTAAGGATGATGCATGGCAGCTTTATCAACAGGATCCGGGCAGGTTTAATAGCCTGTTAAATGCTAGCCGCCTTGCCACTCTGCCTATGGATAAACAGTTTGATGTGCAGCATCAACGCGATCAGCTTAATGAGACAATCCGTAGCAATCAGGCTGGCGAGGCACTTCAGGCGAGAGGGCAAAACCTTTCCTATCAGTCAGCAATGACTGGACACGGACTTGCAGCAGAAAGACTGGCACTTGATAAGCAGAAATTCGGTTTTGAAGTACAACAGGCACAAAAGAAGGCCGATGAACTTATTAATGCTGCGCCAAAACTATCCGTGAACATGGAAAAGGCTATAGAAAAATCAGCAGGTGATGCGGCAGCTAGTCGTAATGCTGCCGATTCAATGACAACGCTTGCTGACACGCTTGAGAAGGAGAAGCCAACTCCTGGTTTGTTCGGTAACGCTGAAAATATGTTCACTAAGCTTACGGGGCAAGATAACTACCTCCGAGATATGCGGATTAGATTCAACCAACTAGCCAATGCGCAGGCAACAAAGCTTCTCCCTCCCGGCCCTGCATCAGATAAGGATATTGAGTTTGCAAGGAAAGGCATTCCAAGCGAAACGGATAATCCAATGGTCATGGCTCGATGGTTAAGGGGTATGGCAAAAATGGAAAGTAATAACGCGAAGTTCAACGAGTTTAGGTCAGAGTGGATGAGTGCAAATGGCAGCCCAGGACAATCTGATCGCAACCGAAACATCATGGGGATGGATGTTAAGAAGGGTGAATCATTGAACTCTGCGGCAAAACGTTTTCTTTCCTCAAGTTATGGCGATAGCCAACCTCAACAGCAATTGTCCGATGACGAATTAATTAGCAAATATCTCGGAGGGCAGTAATGGCCTATAGTCGTGAACAGTTGATGACGGCGTTAAGGAATGCTGATGCTGCCGGCGATACTGAGGGAGCACGTCGCATTGCTCAGATGCTGTCTTCTGGTGATCAATCCACTCAAAACCAATCGCAGCCAGAAGAACAATCTCTGGTGGGAAAAGCTACTGACTGGCTCACTGGTGGTCAAAGTGCAGGGCAAATTGCAGAACAGGCTGGTCGTGGTCTGGTAAACATACCATTTGACGTATTGCAGGGTGGCGCAAGTCTGATTAATGCAATCAGTCAGGGGCTTGGTGGGCCAAAAGTATTGGATGATGTCTATCGTCCAGTCGATCGACCGACAGACCCTTACGCTCAAGCTGGAGAAACAATTGGCGGGTATTTAGTTCCAGGAGTTGGAACGGCAGGAAGCATGGCTATTGGATCACTGGCAGAGGCCGCAAATCAGAAAGGTGATTTCGCACAAAATGCAGCTAAAAATGCCGGAGTTAACCTTGCCGCTCAGGGTGTTCTTTCCGCAGCAGCAAAGGGAATAGGGCGTGGAATAACGGCTATAAAAGGTGATATTGCGCCAGAAGTGGCGAAGAAAATTGCCACATCAGAATCGATGGGCGTGACACCAATGACATCTGATGTTATCCCGCCGAAAAATGCTTTCACTCGCGGACTTACTCAGGATGCTGAGGGGGCTTTGCTCGGGACAGGCTCAAAGCGAGCGGAGCAATATGCAACGCGTAGTAAGCTGGTAAGCAATTATTTTGACCGTTTTGGTGAGTACAACCCTGATGATGTGGTGAAATCTCTGACCACCACGTTAAGGGGACGGAAGGATGCCGCTGGCGCTGTTATCAATGACGTCACCAATAAAATGGGTAATGCCGCAGTTGATACCACAAATACCATGAATGCTCTGAATACAGCGATCGCAAGACAGGAACGGCTTGGGACGTCTGCCAATCAAAGCCTGCTTACATCCTTGCGTAACCTACGTGAAGAATTAGCAAACCCTGCAACTGATTTGGATGTTACGTTTGATCTCCTGCGTCAGCACAGAACAGCATTTAGATCTAATGTTCAGGGGGATGCTATGGTCTTCCCCAACCAGGCAAAAGCAGCTACCAATATGGTAGAGAATGCAATGTCAAAAGACCTTCGTAACGCAGTTGCAAAAAACCTCGGTGCATCAGACGCAGCAAAATACCTTAAAGCAAACTCCGATTATGCAAACGTTTATAATAAGGTGCTTAATAAAAACATTGCTAACAAGCTCAACAAGGCAAGCAGTGAAGCCAGTCCTGAACTTATAAATACTGTTGTATTAAGCAGAAAACCATCTGACGTGAAACGAATCTGGAGCGCATTGGATGATAAAGGGAAAGATGCTATGCGTGCAGCTTACGTCAGCAAAATAGCGGAAAAGGCCGGTGACTCTCCAGCCAAGTTCATCACGGAAGTTAATAAGCTGAAATCTCAGTCAGGCGGTGAAATTTACAACACTATTTTTTCTGGAAAGCACATGAAAGAACTTGATGCTCTTCATGAAGTTCTACAGCAAACAGCAAGATCAGACACCGCAAATGTAGTAACTCAGACGGGGCAATCGCAAGCCAACAGGATAAGGACGATTGGCGCAACTACGACTCTTGGCATATCAATGGGGCTTGAGGCTGGTTTCGGTGCAATGATGCGCTTGTATGAATCCAAAGCAGCAAGGAATGCGCTCTTACGTCTGGCAAACACTAAAGCTGGAACGCCAGCTTATGAAAGAGCGCTAAATCAGGCGGCTACTGCCGTGCGCCCGCTCTTAGTTAACGAAGCTACCCGGCAGTAGCACTGTAAGCCAAGGACGGCATTTATTTTATAGTTTTTATGAATTCTTTATTAAATCCCTTCGCTTCTCCGGGGTATCTTCCGAAGACAATTTTTATAAAAACAGAAAAAATAAAGATAGCAAAGCTTAACAACAATTGCAGTATCATTGGAACCCAAAGAACTACAGGATCTATATTCATGAAACCAAATATTCTTCCGGCGATCATGGCGAAGTACCACACTGTTATCAGCAAACTTAGTGGCATATGAATTACTGATATTACCAATCCAAGAGCATCAGTAATTCTATTTTCAAATTTTTCAGGGGAAAACTTTTCTTTAAGGTAATTCAGTGCGCAGGCATCATTCTCTGGATTTTCAGCATTTTTCCCTATAGCAATAGAAATCTCAGATATCCTTGATTCAATTCTTTTGCGTTTAATAAAACTAGAAAAAAAGAACCACGCAATCTGCAACCCTATCCCCAGAAATAGAGTTGCGGCAACTAGCACAGCGTAACTCATAGAATCAGACACACCAACCTCCTTAGTTTTGCTCAGGATACCAGATGATACTTTATTAGTGGAGTGGTGTGTGAAAACGTGTCAACGACAAACCATCCACAACTTGGACGAATGATTTAGCAAAAAGTGCTATTTTTGGTGTTTGGTGTCATAGAAAAGTGAATAGCTCACTTTTCAACATTGCATGAAACTTGCAGGAAATGTGACATTACCTTATAGGTAACTTCGGCGAAAATGCAGTAAATGTGAAATGTAATGATTTAAACGTGTCGAGAAAGTGGTTGTAAGTTAGCCTCTGAAGGATTGATGACAGCTTTGTTATGGTATTAAATGCAACTTGACACAGTTGTATACATAGCTGCGGCTATCAAGATGGAGGTATGTTTATGCTCACTTGTTTTGATGTCGCCGACTACTTCTTGGCGCATTGCGATGAAGAAAGTGGCGACATTATCTCTAACCTAAAAATTCAGAAGTTGACGTATTATGCCCAAGGGTTTTCTCTGGTTCTTCTGGGTAAGCCGCTATTTAATGAGAAAATTGAAGCCTGGATGCATGGGCCAGTAGTTCCTGAATTGTATCGTAAATATAGGGACTGTGGTAACGGAGCTTTACTTGCGCCAGAAAACTTTGACGCTAAAAAATTCAGTGAAGATGAAATTGAATTGCTGGATGAGGTGTATAAAGTTTATGGTCAGTTTTCTGCCTGGAAACTGCGCAATATGACTCACGAAGAGCAGCCATGGAAAGATGCTTACATTGAGGGTGCGGTTAGCCAAGAAATCACACTTGATTCTATGAAAGGTTTTTTCAAAACGTTAATTAACTGACGTGTATGCCTAGAGTTAAGGGAAGAATAAAACAGAGGGATAAAGAGAGCTCTGCTACTGTTGGCCTCTCTATCCATCACGAATCTCATGATGTAGACAAAAGTCCGCCTGTATTTTCTCTTAGATACCTACAAAAGGGGTATTGCCTAGATTGCTGCCAAAAGCATGAAAAGGCAGCATTTGCAGATAGGCTGTTCAGGTTAAGTCAGATGTCATGGGATGAGATACGAAAATCTGATAAACACGGGCTTGGGACGGAAAAAATTGCCAGAAACGCGATAAAGGCTCCGATTCCTAAGCATGTTACTCAAGATGTGGATTTCATTGCGTTCAGATTTTGCTCTAAGGCACCTATGGTTGGTTATAAGATAGGAGCCACTTTTTATGTCTTATGGCTCGACAGGGAGTTCAAGCTATACAAGCACTAATAAAACCCACCGTCAGGTGGGTTTTTTATCTTCTCCGTACATGCTGCTGAGAGTCTTAAGAAGAGCCTCCCTAAATTTTTCAGATTCTTGTTGAGCAAAACCTTCTATTGATCTTGGTGATTTTTCTTCATCAATCGCGGCTTGCAAAATCATGACGATCTCGGAGTTAACAGAGCGACCATTTTTTGATGCTCTGACAGCAAGAGCCTCGCGTAAAGATTCAGGGATTCTTACCGTAGTTGGAGAAATTGACACACCTTTTGCCATATCACACCTTTGGTATTCAATTTGATATCAAAGTGTATGCAAAAAAATTTTGACTAGATATACTCACTTTGCTATCTTTTGTATTCGAAAAGAGTTGTTTGTGTGGAGGGTAACATGGAGAAAGAAATAAGTAAGATTTTGGTAAGGATGCCGCAGTCGTTAAAGGATGCTATCGGTAGCAGGGCAAAGGAAGAGTGCAGGTCGTTTAACTCAGAGGTTATCAAGCGCCTGATAGACAGCCTGAAGAGAGAGGGGGTAACGGTGTGATTCGCTTGGATGCAGTAGTCAAAGAGATTGCGATTACCATTTTAAGACCAAATTTTGTTCATGGCGAATCATTTGGCACGAACGAAAAATTGAGAAGAGAAAGAGTATTCAGTGGCAAGCGCACGTTTTCAGAAGTGATGCTTGATGCGGCAAAGAAATCAAAACAGTGAAGCCCCAACTGCGGGAACAGTCAGGGCTTCGGTATCAACAAATCGGATTAGGAAATATTGACATGAAAAGTATAGCAAAGGCACAAAACGATTTCACCATCTTCAAATTCGGCGACAGTGAAATCCGCGTCATCAACAAGTGCGGTGAGCCGTGGTTTGTAGCAAAAGATGTTTGTGATGCTTTAACCCTGACTAACTCACGCAAGGCGCTTACTGCACTTGATGACGATGAAAAGGGAGTAACTTTAAGTTACACCCTTGGTGGTGAGCAGAATCTAAGCATTGTGAGCGAATCAGGTATGTATACATTGGTTCTGCGCTGCCGCGATGCAGTCAATAAAGGTTCGGTCCCGCACAAATTCCGCAAGTGGGTAACAGCAGAAGTTCTGCCTTCAATTCGCAAACATGGCGAGTATGTAAAAGGAAAGAAAACCACTGTTGAGGAAAGAACACCGCTACGCGATGCAGTAAACATGCTGGTAGGAAAGAAAGGACTTCGCTATGACGATGCATACAATATGGTTCATCAGCGTTTTGGTATTGACAGCATTGATGAACTTTCAATTGAACAAATCCCGCAAGCCGTAGAGTACATCCACAGGGTAGTGCTTGAAGGCGAATTCATCGGCAAACAAGAGAAGAAAACCAACGAGCTTTCTGCAAAAGAAGCAAACAGCCTTGTATGGTTATGGGATTATGCCAACCGCTCACAGGCATTATTCCGCGAACTGTATCCGGCATTAAAACAAATTCAATCGAACTATTCCGGCAGATGCTACGACTACGGTCATGAGTTCTCGTATGTTATCGGAATGGCGAGAGACGTTTTAATCAACCACACACGAGATGTTGATATCAATGAGCCAGACGGACCAACGAATCTTTCCGCATGGATGAGACTTAAGAATAAAGAATTGCCTCCTTCAGTACATAACTACTGACAGATAACCAACGCAACGACCCAGCTTCGGCTGGGTTTTTTTATGCCCAAAATTCACCGTAGCTACTCAGCGGCTATGGCCTTGAGAGATAGCACTACACAAAAAGTGTAGTGCAAAAAGCAAACAAATACTCACCGTAGCCATGCTGCGGCGATTCCTTGTATCTGGAGCAAATTAAATGACAGACATTACAGCTAATGTTGTAGTGAGTATGCCTTCGCAACTCTTCACTATGGCGCGTTCTTTTAAAGCCGTAGCCAATGGTAAAATTTATATCGGTAAAATTGACACTGACCCGGTAAACCCTGAAAACCAGATTCCGGTTTATGTAGAGAACGAAGACGGCTCTCACGTTCCTGTTTCTCAACCAATCATCATTAACGCTGCTGGTTATCCGGTATATAACGGACAGATTGCCAAATTCGTAACTGTGCAAGGCCATTCTATGGCTGTTTATGATGCGTACGGCGCTCTGCAGTTCTATTTTCCTAATGTGCTGAAGTACGATCCCGATCAGCTTAGATCACAGATAGAATACGGGCAGTATATTCACATTCCTGATGGTTATTCACATTATGATGAGTTTGATAATATTCCTCTGAATATATTGGGTGTGGATTATAGTCCTGTTAATGTATATGATGTTTCTTATGATGTGTTGACTGGTATTTTTAAAGTTTCTGTTCAGAATGCAGATAATTTTCATGTTGGTAAATATTGTATACTTTCTGGCAGGAGAGACATTTCATGTGGAGCGATGATAATTTCCAAGGATGGAAATGTATTAACATTGGATATGAGTCACAATGGTATAATTTCAGGTCCGGTTAACGGGGTTGTGGCAAAACCAATAAATTCCATAATAAAAACAACAAAAGGAATACAATTTAGATCAAATATATACAGCATAAAAAATGTTGCTGTTGAAACAGATGGTGATTACGGACTCATTATCGGAGGTGGATACTACCCTGATTCACAATGTGGTAGTTGCGTAGTTTGGGATGCAAACAATTTGATTGTAAATGGAGGCTCTGTTTGTGGAGTTCTTGTTTCTGGCTCTGGATCTCAATTTGGGGTTAATGGGGTTCATATATCAAATGCTAATATTTCCCTTGAATGTGTGTACAGTGCAAGCGTGAGGGGCACAGAATTCACTTCTTACAATTCAGGGGAAGACTCTCTTAAGGTTGAGCATGCGGCGGATTGTTATATTAAAGGCGGATCTATTTTTAAACCGAGAACTCAATCGTGTATAGGATCAAGGTATTCTTCGTCTGTTGAATTTTCAGATGGGTATCTATCAGATGGAGCAATTGCTTTTGCCACATGCCAGTTTGCATCTTATTTAAGTTTAAGAAACATAACGATAAAAGGAAATGCAACATATGCTATTAACTGTGTTGATGGAGGTGTTGTTGTTACCAATAACATTAATGCATCGGAAGCAACTGGTGACTTTGCAATACGAGCTGATAAATTCTCTGTAGTAAGGCAGGCCGGGGCTAATAGTGATTTTTCAGGATATTCTGCGTTGACATTAATAAATAACTCACATATAGATTTGAATGGTGTTACATATTCAGGAAAGAAAGTAAAATCAACGTTGAATGTTGGCACGATTTCAGCAAATGGCAGGTTCTCAATGCAAAGAACATTGACCGGATATATCATATCTAATGAAGTTCCTCTACAAATGACAGTGTTGAATGATCTCCCAATAGGTATAATTTCAGATGCTATTGCTGTTTCCGATAATATCGTCAGGGTAACATTTCAAAATGTCACACCAAATCCTATTAGCGTAGGTGATGTAAATATTCTTTTGAGTTGGTAAGTATGGACATATCTCATTTCATTCATGTGCTAATATCATTATCGCTACAGTTTCTGTTTTTGAGTTTATTTAATGATCCGATAACTGGGGCTGTAATAGGGTGTGTGTTTTTTATATCCCGAGAACACACCCAGGCAGAATATCGCTGGATAGAAATGTTCGGGCATGGCAAGCGTATGAATATGCCGTGGTGGGGCGGTTTTGATCCACGCGTGTGGGATGTGGGAAGTTTGTTGGATTTTGCTGTGCCAGTGGTGGTGTGTCTGCTGGTCTGGCTGTTGATCCGTTAAATATAAAAAGCCGCAGTAACTTGTCATGATAGGATACTGCGGCTGGCTGGTTAACTTTCGATAGTGCGAGTATTGAATGATTTCCAGCCGTTACTGATTTTACTATGTTTTCACTAGAATGCTTAGACAAAATTTAAACACACAAATCTTTGCACTGGATTGCAAGGCTTTGTGCGTCTCTGGAGTGCGACAGGTTTTGATGACAAAAAATTAGCGCAAGAAGACAAAAATCACCTTGCGCTAATGCTCTGTTACAGGTCACTAATACCATCTAAGTAGTTGATTCATAGTGACTGCATATGTTGTGTTTTACAGTATTATGTAGTCTGTTTTTTATGCAAAATCTAATTTAATATATTGATATTTATATCATTTTACGTTTCTCGTTCAGCTTTTTTATACTAACTTGAGCGAAACGGGAAGGTAAAAAGACAAAAAGTTGTTTTTAATACCTTTAAGTGATACCAGATGGCATTGCGCCATCTGGCAGAGTGATTAACTAAACATCGCAGTAATCGAGGCACTCGCCAGAGAGTGAAAATGAACGTTAAACCCGACCATCGCGCCGCTGGCACCTTCATCGACATCAATACGTTCTACATCCAGCGCGTGAACGGTAAAAATGTAGCGATGGGTTTCGCCTTTCGGCGGCGCTGCGCCATCGTACCCGGTTTTACCAAAGTCGGTACGCGTCTGCAAAACGCCGTCTGGCATAGCTACCAGACCAGAGCCAAACCCTTGCGGTAATACGCGGGTATCAGCGGGTAAATTAACAACTACCCAGTGCCACCAGCCGGAGCCGGTTGGCGCATCCGGGTCATAGCAGGTGACAACAAAACTTTTCGTTCCCACAGGAACATCATCCCACGCCAGATGCGGTGAAATATTATCGCCATCGTAACCCATGCCGTTAAAGACATGACGATGCGGCAGCTTATCGCCATCGCGCAGATCGTTACTGATGAGTTTCATTAGAATGCCTCCGGGAAACCTCGGCCTTCAGACCGGGGAGGAAAGGAGGCGGTTTTCCGACTAACTGTACTTTGCATAATCACATTTTCCTCTTTAGTATGTGAACACATGAAACGCGCATATAAATACCGGTTTTACCCGACAACTGAGCAGGCTGAGCTTTTAGCTCAGACGTTTGGCTGTGTGCGCTTCGTCTACAATTCCATCCTTCGTTGGCGTACCGATGCGTACTACGAGCGAAAAGAAAAGATCGGTTATCTACAGGCCAACGCTCGCCTTACGGCGCTCAAAAAAGAGCCTGAATACATATGGCTGAATGATGTTTCCTGCGTTCCCCTCCAGCAGTCGTTGCGCCACCAACAAGCCGCCTTTGCTAACTTCTTTGCCGGACGAGCTGCATATCCGGCTTTCAAAAGCAAACGGCACAAACAGGTGGCTGAGTTCACTGCCAGCGCGTTTAAACACCGTGACGGCGAGTTGTATATAGCAAAGAGCAAGTCGCCGCTGGATGTTCGCTGGAGTCGAGAATTACCATCTGCGCCGTCAACCGTTACCATTTCCAGAGATAGCGCTGGCAGGTACTTTGTTTCCTGCCTGTGTGAGTTTGAACCTGTATCAATGCCTGTTACCGCTAAAACGGTCGGCATTGATGTGGGCTTAAAAGATTTATTCGTCACCGATACCGGATTCAAAACCGACAATCCCCGCCACACCGCTAAATATGCGAAGCGATTAACGCTGCTACAGCGACGTTTAAGCAGGAAGCAAAAAGGCTCAAGAAACCGTATTAAAGCCCGCTTAAAGGTCGCCCGACTCCACGCGAAAATCGCCGATTGCCGGATGGACAATCTGCACAAGTTGTCCCGCAAACTGATTAACGAAAACCAAGTTGTTTGCGTCGAATCCCTCAAGGTGAAAAACATGATCCGCAACCCGAAGCTGTCTAAAGCAATAGCTGACGCAGGCTGGAGCGAACTTGTTCGCCAGCTCCAGTACAAAGGCAAATGGGCCGGGCGGTCAGTGGTCGCCATTGACCAGTATTTACCGTCCTCAAAATGCTGTAGTTGCTGCGGTTTCACCATGCAAAAAATGCCTCTTAATGTTCGTAAATGGCACTGCCCTGAATGCGGCGCAGACCATGATCGCGACATTAACGCGGCACGTAATATTAAAGCTGCCGGGCTGGCAGTGTTAGCCCACGGAGAGCCTGTAAACCCTGAATCGCAGCACGCGGCTTAG